GGGGGATAGGGGGGACTATATTTTCCTACGTTTGATTCCTCCCAATTTGGGAGGTTTACACACCACATAATCTGTGATGTGATCTCTCTTACATCGCAATGAAGGGGGGGGGAAAACCATATTCCTTCTTGCTGACAATTCTTTTTTTGTGTTCCAAACTACCCAGAATCTTACACCTTGCTTTGGCAGGCAGTAGTTCGAACTTGGGCGTCCCAAGAACACGCCTAATGAGCCTCGGTGGCATACCCATACTTATGCACACCTCCTCGAGACTCTGCTTGTGCCTCGGACCACTACCACCGGCTGTTTTCTTGGTCATGTCTGTCCAAGATGGCTCCTCTAGTTTTGCAGTATATATGACAGGTGTGAACGATTTCCGCAGTTTTGCCTTTGAACCCATCTGCCGGCAATAATCTGCATCCAACGACTTCCTTATAGATCTGGCAAAACTGGTAGTGGTTCTTTCTTTTTTCTCCAGATTTTCACCTTCTCTGTCCAGCAGTTCCCACCACTGTTCCTCACTGTCTAACGAGTCTTGTGTCGCTCTGTTGGAGTCTAATTTTCTCTCCATGTCTAGTGTTATGGTTGGCCAATTTTCACCTTTTTTGTCTGGTAATAATGGATGTGGATTTCGAGTCGTATCCAAATAATGCATCCAGTCTATCTTCAACAATTCACCATCCACTGGTACCTGCATGAACCAGTCGGCTGTTCTATATAGCAGCTGTTGTCCAAACTTCTGATCTAGTCCTTCTCTAACCATATTCCATATTTGGTCTCTCAATGATGGGACAATGTTTGGTATATCTCTTACTGGCTGCTTATACCAATTTCCAGATGTGAAGGTGGCTATTACAGGAGCTATAGGATAAACTGGTTTCCTCTTAGAATCCAATGCCAACTGTAAGAACTCCGAGTTTCCTTTTGCTATTAACATTTTTGCTCTCTTGCCAGAAAAGCCCGTCTCCTCTACTGTCCTAACATACAAAACAGCCTCCAGTTCCGAACCCACTTCAGCAGTCTCATCGTCTCCTGATTTACGCGTCTTCTTCATGTCGTAATGCCGTCCTGTCAGCTGTGATAAATTGTGCAGAATGATGTGTTGGTATACTTGATGCAACAACGAGTTGTCCCTTGCAGTGTTTCTCGTTCCAGAGAATAAGCCTTTGAACGTGCGATAGTCTTCACCTGTCCGTTTCAAAAACTGAGTCATGCAACTTTCTCCAGTCCACCATGCACAGATGGCTTTGTCTAAGGCATATTCTGTTTCTTTCTCAAGATAAGCTTCAGCTATGAAGAAGTTAAGTAAGGCCATATCCTCATTAAGGTTCTGCATGTTGTAGGATTCATAGTCATATGAAATCTGCCATGCGTCGGGGTTGCACATTTGCAAACCATACCACTCTGCCACATCACTTGGTTTTTGTGAGATCACCACGCCTTCTTCTTTATACGCATGTTCCATCCCATCTGAAGCGTATGAAGATATGAAACTGTGTTCATCATTCCCAGCCTGTAGAGCCCTGTTCTTGAACCCTGGTTCATGTTTTGTTGAAGCCCTCGCGACAACAGCCGGGCTGTCTTGGATCCACGAAATCACCTCTTCATAAGTGTAGCATTCGGCAGCCACTTTCTTATCTACTTCAAAGTGTTTCAACCCTGCTTCCACATTCTCTTCTCTGACTCTGTCCTTGTCGATCGACGAAGAACCTCCCGGTGTGTGGTACCAGCGCCTTTTCCACCATTCTGACAACGTGTCTTTTCTCCTGTTCACACTAGCCACTGCCTTGCTCGCGACTAGTCTCAACTTCTCGTCTTTCAGTTGTTCATACGTTGTTGTAGACCACCACCCTGCTTTGAGGGCCATTCTTGGTTTGTGTCTGGTTTTTCTAAAATTTTCCTTTTGTTCTGCCCAATCCGCCTCATCTAAGCTTCGGCCACATAGACTTGTAGCCCTCCTCAGTTTTAGAGCAAAGTCTAGGTCGAAAGTATGTTGTGAAACCCACCCTGTCTGTCTGGCCAAGTCAAAGTCAGCTTTGCATGCCAGCCATTCACTTATCGGCAGCGCTATCATGTTTGTCTCCTCTAGCCAATGTTTCATCTTCTCTTTGTCGACCATCATAAACATCAACAGATTGCAGATCGCCATTTCCATCACGCCTCTGTTTACAAGTAATGCTTCCGACACGAAATCGACGTATTCTGGCGCAACAGCTAGAATTGACTCGTATACAGTTGGTAGTGTGGTCTTTGGTTTATCCTCATATCCAGAAGGCGGTCGCAAAAAGTTTTCAGTTAGCCACTGTCTCGAAGGCCTCCACCCATTAGGTGGAGGCTTCCTAATATTTTTCTTTGCTATCGTCCACTGGGGTCGTACCTCTGGCCTTCGATCACCCATTATGAAAATATCTTTATATAATGTTCTCTTCAATACATTCACACAACAAGTGGGTCTAAATCTCATCCACTGCTCGAACCTCCTAATTCTTTCTTGTCCTCCAGCAGTGGTTCGCCAAACTCTATCTGCGGTCCTGTAGTTGATGTATCTTCCACAGGCACATCTCTCGTGGTTGGGCGTGGGTCCGCCGCTGATGTAATTGCAGATTGAAAATCCTGTTCTTTGACTTCAGGATCCATCTTCTCCATTTCCTTCCCTTTCTCTATCTTCTCACGCAGCCTTTTCTGTGCCGCCTCCTGTTTCTCTTTTATGAGCTGGCCCACTCTTTTTGCTGCTCCTGTGGAACTTGGTGCTTTCTTTGGATCGTAGTGGGGGTTATTGCGCAGCAACCAGCCTACGATTGGCTCATCATTTTTGAGAGCCAATCTGATCTCTGTGTCTGTTGGAACCTTTGGCCATGCAGCTTTCGCAAAGACTGAGTCTGTCTTTCGCCCCCATTCTCTAAATTCATCTAGTGTCATAGCTGGGTTCCTGTTCAATGCATTGTAAGCGTGTGTGGCAAGTTCCTCCGACTGTATTGCCAGGATGCGTTCCTGCGAATTCTCGAGGCAATCGCGCAGCAGACTGGAGATCTTCGCAGCAGCCAAGGCTGCCTCAGCTCTGTCCTCCATTGGCATTTCTTTCAATCTATCCAGCAAATCTTCCTGCGTGAACTTACTGGACACTATGAATTTTGCAATTCCAAACACTTCGTCCTCTCCAGCGTCCCGACCTCTGGCATTGGCCATATTCTTGAGTTGCTCCGCCACCTCTGGCCAGTGTTTGCCTATCTTTCCGAGAATCGACTCTATTCTTGGCACACTAGGCATTGCTAGAAGTTCCCTTCTACCATCCAACACATCAGCGACTACTTGCTCTGGCATGTCGAACTGCCCGTACCAGTCATCTAGGAGGTTGTACTCCTTGAAATGTGGTAGAACGAACTTGTTGGCCTCGTTCAATTTTCTGGAGTAAACATTCCAATTCAACACGTCCTTTGCGTCTTTGGGCCTGAAAAGCAGGTCACTTTTCTTTCCGCTCTTATGAGCTTTGAGTGGTAAGACTGGAATGTAACTGCCGTCTAACTCCACTGACACCTCAGCCTTGACGTGTTTCAACTGCCTACCTGGGAGTCTAATCTCATACATAAACTCCCCCTTGATCATCTGCAGCGCCATGACAGCTTTGAGGGCTGTAGTGTCTCTGTTCTTGATGTTGTGCCACTCATTGGACACCAGTTCCATGTTCGTGATTCTAGCCAAACTCTGCATCACATCGGCATCACAGCCTTCTGGATATGCCAAGCCGAACGTGCTGGTGAAATGCCAGCTTGGGTATCGTTTCCACTGGGTGATTCTTATCAATTCACTGGCTGCACAGTCTACTTTTCTATACATTAGAACTCCGTCATTGATGTCGCTCCATCCCGACAACTCACCGTACTTCTTTGCTATCATGCCAATGACGCTACCACTGTCGTAAGTCTGACACCTAAGACTCAGAGATCGAATTAGCGATTCGGCCAAACCTAATTGTGCGTACTGAAACCCCATCGCTTCAACGGCTGCGGCCTCATAGGTCGCCAAACACAATCGCCGCACTGCTCCTCCTACAACCAGATATTCAGGTTGGTGCTTCTTAGGGGCTTCGTAGTAGACTCCACCTCTTGCAGTGATCATAGGACCAAGTCCGAGGGCTCTCAAATCTGACGCAGGTAAGTACTGGCTGAACTTGTCTTGACCCAAGCAAGATCTAAACCTACTGCACCGTGTGGAGTAGAAGCCAACAAAGTTGAGCGCTTCATGCCACAATTCGGTCCACCCATAGTGGTGGCAGAACATATTAGCTACCAACATCACTTCAGCCGAATTGAACACATAGTCCTCAATGTACTGGTGGCAGTCCATCCTTGCACAGTATCTTACTGCTGGTCTATTCAAGGCAGGCCAACATGCTGCTAGAACTGCGTTGTCAGAATACGGGTATTCTGGGGCGGCAGCTGCAATCATGATAGACACAGCTCTTCTCATTTCAGTTATGTCATTCGGAACCCAGACAACGTCACATGAGTTCACCGCTGCCGACTCCAATAAATTCCCGTGCCTTGAGGGATTGTTCACATTCTCCACCAATACTCCAGATGCCCAGCTTGATTTCCTCTTGATGATCTCCCTCTCAGAGAGATAACTTGAAACATACACGTTCGCCAGTCTGACCAACAGTCGGAATGGCTGAGTGTCCAATCCTGCCAAGAAAGCCACACTTTTAGCGTCTGTGGCATTGTATTGTTCCGGTTTTGCGCCGCCGAAAAACCGAGCAGCTACATTCAGAGCATTAATCCATGCTTTATCATGCTCCGCAGACGTCAGATCTCCAAAAGCTTCTGCCACCACCACCTTGCCGCCTCCGAGCCATGGGATGGCGTACGCTGGAAAATTCATCTTTATAGGACGTTCAGTCAAAAACTCAAACGCCCCATCGTACTCTTTGTCCAAAATGTCTCCATCGTCGTCGTGACAGAATATCACTCGCCTTCCTAGGTCAACTCCACTTGGTTGGAATACCATCTTTGGGTCTGGCATCCGTCTTAACACAGCATCAGGCAATTCACTCATGAACCCTCTGGGTTTCATGTCATTCACTGATAAACAATCATTAATCTTTGGTTCATAACCACTCTCTGAGTTGGCTACAAAAGGATTAACAAAGGGTCTTGGTTTTTCTTCAAACACGGTCATTTTAAAATTTTACACAAAATCACTACACA